CGCTGGAATGGATGCGGCTAAAGCTAAACTTACTACGGCAAGAGAAGCGGGCGATATTAATGCTGAAGTTGATGCACAAAAATCAATTGCACAACTCGGTATTGAAGAAGTTCGGTTAAATGCTTTAAAAGACAGACAGTCTCAAGACAAAGAAAAGGAAGTAAAAACACCTTCTTTACAAGATACTGTCGGAAGAACTCCACCACCAGATCCAAAAGCTGAAGCATGGGCTGAAAAGAACGCATGGTTCGGAAAAGATAATGCGATGACCTATACGGCTTTTGACTATCATAAGAAACTAACGGAAGACGAAGGCTTCGATCCTAATTCAGAGGAGTACTATGCTGAAATAGATAAACGAATGAAGCTTGCCTTCCCGCATAAATTTGGTAAGACTGATTCACAGGAATCGACTAAACTAACACAAACAGTAGCTTCGGCGAAGCGAAGTGTAAATCCTAGTCGCAAAACTATCAGGCTCACATCATCTGAAGTTGCAATCGCCAAAAAATTAGGTGTGCCACTTGAAGAATATGCGAAACAATTAAAAATCATGAAGGAGGTATAAGCATATGAGTACCGAAAAAATTAAAACTTCCCGTGCGAGTCAAACTAGAGAAAAAACTATTAAAAAAGCAGTTTGGACTCCCCCATCATCTTTAGATGCACCCCCTGCGCCTGCAGGATTTCATCACAGGTGGATAAGAGCTGAAACTATGGGCTTTACTGATACAAAGAACATAGCCGGCAGATTAAGATCGGGCTATGAACTCGTAAGAGCAGATCATATCCAGGATCAGAATATCCAGTGGTGACGGAAGGCAAATACAAAGGGGTAATCGGAGTTGGTGGCCTGTTGCTGGCAAGGATACCAGAAGAGATCGTCAAAGCGCGCGATGAGTATTTTAGAAAAATGACTCAAGACAAAGACGACGCGATTGAAAGCGATCTTATGAAGGAACAGCACCCAGGAATGCCGATCAATGCTGAAAGGCAGTCCCGTGTAACCTTCGGTGGTACTAAGAAAGACTAATTTATTAGCGATTCTTACCCAACGAAATTTTATTAACTAAGGAGAAAATATGGCAAATCAAGACGCAGCTTTTGGTTTCAGACCTACAAGATCACTTGTGGGTGGACAAATCAGAACTGAAGAATATGCAATAGCAGCAAACTACAACACAGCAATTTATACTGGTCAAGTAGTTGAAGCGGTTGCAGCAGGTGGTATTGAAGCAGCAGCAGCAGGAGACACACAAGTAGCAGGTGTTTTCGGTGGCGTGTTTTATACTGACCCAACAACAAGTAAACCAACATGGAAAGCTTATTATCCAGCAAGCACTAATGCTTCTGATCTTAAAGCATCCGTATATGCAGACCCAGAAATCGTATATGAAGCACAGCATAGTGGTACAGGAACAGCAGCAATGAATAATTCAGCAATGGATTTTGCAGGTGTATCTGGAAGTACTATTACTGGCCAATCAACTTCAGAATTAGACACGTCTAATACTGGAACAGGTGGTAACTTCAAACAAATCGGAATCTCAACAGATCCTGATAACAGCGATACAAGTTCAGCTAACGCTAACGCTTATTGCGTTTTCGCTACTGGTCTTCATATCTTTAAACTAACAACAGCCGTATAATAGGAGAAATAAATCATGGCAATATCACGATCACAACTAGTTAAAGAACTAGAGCCAGGTTTGAATGCACTATTCGGCTTGGAGTACAAAAACTACGCTAACGAACATGCGGAAATTTTCAGTTCAGAAAATTCAGACAGAGCTTTTGAAGAAGAAGTTATGTTATCTGGATTTGGAAATGCTTCTGTAAAACCTGAAGGTCAAAGTGTTAACTACGATGCAGCACAAGAAACTTTCACGGCTCGTTACACGCATGAAACGCTTGCTTTAGCGTTCTCAATCACTGAAGAAGCGATTGAAGATAACTTGTATGACAGACTTGCGTCTAGATATACAAAAGCATTAGCTAGATCAATGGCTAATTCTAAACAAGTTAAAGCAGCAAATGTTCTTAACAGAGCGTTTAACAGTTCGTATACTAGCGGAGATGGTTTAGAACTTTGTTCAACAGCGCACGTAATCGTGTCTGGTACTGAGCAAAATGAACTTTCTACTGCGGCAGACCTTAACGAAACATCTTTAGAGCAAGCAATGATTGACATTGCGGCACTAACTGATGAAAGAGGTCTTAAAATTGCAGCTAAAGGAATGAAAATGGTTATTCCTTCTGCGCTACAATTTGCGGCAGAGAGATTGATGAAATCTACTCTAAGAGTTGGAACGGCTGATAATGATATCAATGCTGTTAGATCAATGGGAATGATTCCACAAGGTTATACTGTGAATCATTACTTAACTGATACTGACGCTTGGTTCCTTAAAACAGACGTACCAAATGGACTAAAACATTTTGTTAGAGCACCAATCAAAACTGCTATGGAAGGCGATTTTGAAACTGGTAACGTTAGATACAAAGCTCGAGAAAGATACAGCTTCGGCTGGTCTGACTGGAGAGGTATCTTCGGATCACCAGGTGCGTAATAAATAATTAATGTGGCGGCCTTAAAACCGCCACATTTGACCAATAAGAAAGCCAGAATGAAAAAATTCCTCGTAAATATTTGGGCTTATGATTATCACGCTAAATTTGAAGTTTTAGCGGAGGATAATCCCAAATCCCTTGAAGAATCTATTCTTGACAAATTAGGAGAAAAGAGTATAAAGTGGGAATCAACGGGAATGTTTAGAGACGCTCCTCGCAGACTAACCCATGAGGAGGTGAGTAATGACTGAAGACCTATACAAACAAAAAAGGTCCTTGGAGTTAGGGTGGCAGTATGAGTATAATCAACACGGAAAATATACTCTTAATATGGTCGAAATTGATGAGAAAATTAAAAGTATCATCACTCAGATCAAAGCTGAAGAGTTTAAAATTGCTGATAGAGAAAATAAAATTAGTGATTCGGCCCCCCAAGTTTCTGTGGCAACTTAGATAAACGCCACATCGCTGAAATCGTACTTTTATGCAGGGATCTCTTGCACTCAATCAAAAAATAACATATAAATTCACCACTATACAAATTAAAAAAATTGAATGTAGACGCGTATAGTCGACATCCCCTAGGGACTACATTTAAAATATTCTAGGAGGAATATTATGGCAAACACAACGTTTAAGGGAACGGTAAGAGCAGAGTCTGGTCTTAAAGTTTCCGCACAAACAGCTGCAACTGGTGCATACACAGATAAATTTACTGTTAATTCATCAGGACAGCCAATAACCGTAAATGGAGCACACTGGAAATATACAGCTGCATCAGGTTACGGACCTACTGATTTAATGATCGGTAAAGCTAGTAGTTCTGCAGCAACTGTAGATCCATTCGCTGAAAGTTCATCTAAATTATTTCCATTAGGAAGTGAATTAATTTACAATGACAGAAAATTCAGATATGGACTTAATGGTGGTTCAGCGATTACTGCTGGAAAACTCGTACAACACGTAACAGAAGTTGCTAATCACACTAACTGTGCTGCTACTGCAACAACTGCAGCTGGTGAAACAGCAATATCTATTGAAACAGCTGGAGACACAGATCTTACAGCTAATCAATATGCTGAAGGTTATCTATTTGTTAATGATGTGAATGGTGAAGGACAATGTTTAAAAGTTAAGTCTCACCCAGCTCACGATCACTCGGATGATCCAAGTGTTATTATTACTTGTTACGATGATTTAGCAACAGCGTTAACAACTAGTTCTCAATTAACTTTAATGCCTAACCCATACTCAGCAGTTGTTGTAGCTCCGACTACACATACTGGTGCTTGCGTGGGTGCAACAACAATTGACATGACTGCTAGTTATTATGGTTGGTTCCAAACTCATGGACCAGCTGCACTGTTAACTGACGGTACTCTTACTCTAGTATCACCAGCAGTTCGTTCAGACGGAACTGCAGGAGCAGTTGAAGTACTAGACTCTGATGCAGATGCAGAAGGTCAAGTAATTGGACAAGTTATGTGTGTTAGTGCAGATTCAGAGTATTCATTAATTTGGATGAATCTGTAATAAAATAAACTTTAATAGAGCGGGAGCTTCGGCTCCCTCTCTCTAACAGGAGGAAAAAATGGCAGACGCAGTAACAAGTCAAACATTATCTGACGGCGATAGAGTCGCTGTTATGAAATTTACAAATATCTCTGATGGTTCAGGTGAATCATCAGTAAAAAAAGTTGATGTTTCAGCTTTAGCAGCTTCATCAAGCAATGGTGCTACGTGTACAAGAGTTCATATTACACAAGTATGGTATGCAATTTCAGGCATGAGAATTGATTTAGAATGGGATGCTTCATCTAACGTTAAAGGATTAATTTTAGGTGCCGGAATAGCTTTAGAACCTACTAATGGACATTTTGATTTTAGATCTTTTGGTGGAATTAAAAATAATGCTGGTGGTGGTATTACTGGAGATATTGATTTAACAACTTTACATCATACAGCTAATGATGCGTATACAATTATTCTAGAGTTAAGTAAGTCATATTAGGAGGTAGCCCATGGCAAATACTACTTCTGGAACAGTTACTTTCGACAAGACTTTCGCTGTTGATGAAATTATAGAAGATGCTTATGAACGGATTGGTCTACAATCTGTTTCAGGATATCAATTAAAAACAGCAAGAAGAACTTTAAACATTCTTTTTCAAGAATGGGGCAATAGAGGTTTGCACTACTGGGAAGTAGGAGATACCAATATTGATCTTGTTGAAGGTCAGGCTGAATATATTTTTTATAGAGCATCAGGTGATGGAACAAGTGCAACAACAGCAGGTGGAACCAGTGGATCTTCTACTTATGGAATTGCAGATGTTCTTGAAGCAACTCTTAGATCTGATAAAGGAGATACTGATCAAGCTGATTCTGCTCTTACAAAAACAACACGAGCCACCTATTCTGGTTTAGCTAGTAAATTATCTAAAGGAACTCCTTCCAGATATTTTGTCCAAAGATTAATTGATAAGACAACTGTAACACTTTATCCAACTCCCGATTCATCCAATGCATCGAAAGATGTTCATATCTTTTTTGTAAAAAGAATTCAGGATGCAGATGCAACCTATACAGATGCAACGGATACTCCTTATAGATTTATACCTAGTATGACATCCGGATTAGCATTTTATTTAAGTCAAAAATATGCTCCACAAAGAGCTCAGGAATTAAAATTATTTTATGAAGATGAATTGGCACGTGCTTTAGCAGAAGACGGATCTGCTGCAAGCACTTATATAACCCCGAAGAATTATTATCCGAATATTTAATCAT